GTCACCGACATCGTGCCGGTAGACGAATGACGCCACGCCAGATTGACAATCTGATCGAGCGGATGGACGCGCACTCTCGCAAGCTAGACGAGGTGCGATCTGACGTGGACAGAATCAAGGGAGGTCTGGTGGTCATCGCCGCGCTGCTATTCAGCGTGCTGGTGCCACTACTCGCATCGCTGCTCTCCAAGTGAGCCGACTCTCTGGCGTGCTCTTTGGGCTGGTCATCACCTGCGCGTGGGTCGTGCCGGTGCTCGGCACGAGTGGGTGGACGTTCAACACGACGAGCGACGGAGGCATCACCTTCGTTGAGAACGGCTGGACGCTTCAGGGTCCGAACTCGCCAGGAGGTCAAAGCAACACCGCGTCCTACACGGCCGTCGCTGATTCTGACTTCACCTACTCGGCGCTCTGGCACTACACCACCACCGACTCGCCATTCTTTGATCGTCCACTCTTCCTGCTCAACGGCGTAGAGACACTCATCGTGCCGTCAAACGGCGGCAACAGCGTGAACGGCTCTATCCAGATCGAGGTGCAGGCAGGAGACATCTACGGCTGGGCGATCAACGCGACCGACTCGTGCTGCGGCGCAGGCTTCCTGACGGTCACCGATCCGAACTACATCGCGCCGTCACCATCGCCGTCTGTGGAGCCAACGCCAGAACCGACTCCAGAGCCAACGCCTACCCAGACCCAAGAAACCCCAGCACCGAGCCCTAGCGTCGCTCCTACCCCAACGCCAGAGCCTTCTGTAGAGCCGACGCCGACGCCTGAGCCCACGCCGCAGCCAACCCCAGAACCCACACCCGAACCAACCCCAACACCAACGGAGGAGCCAAGTCCTGAGGTGACAAATGCACCAACACCAGAGCCAACCCCAGAGCCAACACCAGAGCCGACGCCAGAACCAACGGAGGTTGCGCCATCTCCTTCCGTATCTCCTGATCCCACTCCTGTACCTACTCCTGAACCCGAACCCGATCTGCCAGTTGTAGGCGCGGCGGTTGAGGCAGTCGGCGAAGTGTTCGCCAACATCGCTGCCATCACCGAACTCGGCAAGGACCTCGATCCGATTGAGAAGAAAGAGGCGCAGCCGGTTGCCGTCGCAATCATTGCCAGCCAAGTTGCAAGTGTGGCTGCCGCAGCTGCGAATGCCGCACGAGCGACTGCTAACATTGGGGGCGGCGGACCAGCAGGAGGTAATGGAAATACGCCAAGCCGAAAGGGTGGTCGCCGTGCTTAGGAACATCATCAACGATTTAGTCGGAGGCTCGTGGACGATCCTCGGTTTGCTCTTCGCAGTGGTCGTACTGCCAGAGGGTCAGACGCAAAGCACAATGTCAACGCTCTTTGCGCTTATGACAATCATCTGGGTGGCGACAGGATTCTTGAGGTGGAAAGAATGACAACCGAAGATCACATCAAGGAACTCAAGGAGCAGGGCTGGACGCGGATTGACACCGCGCCTGGCGAGTGGGTGGCGCTCGTCCCATCCGAAGACAACAGTGCGTTCGGCGGCACGCTCTGGAAGCGTGGCGACAATGGCAACGACTACTCGGAAGGCTGCACGTGCGGCCATCCGATCAGCGCCGCACTTGACTTCCAGAAGGCTGGACTCGCACTAGCAGCGCACATCAAAGAGGAGATCGGCGAATGAAGTTCAAGGTCAAGTCGCAGCTCGATCACGTTGAGAAGGGCGGCATCCTAGACGACTGCGGTCCGTCCAGCACCGCTGCCGCTGTCGCGTGGGCGTCCAAGTACGCGGTTGACCCGACGGCTGGTGACGGCATCAAGGCAAAGGCAAGGGCAACTGGGTTTGTGGAGAAGGAGGGCGTGTCGGACAACGGCTCATCCCTCGCTGACCTCATCAAGACGGCAAAGCAGATGGGCGCGAAGGCGCGCTACGCCAAGTCGTGGGATGACGTCCTGATCTCCGCGCACCGAGGTGCTGGGCTGATCGTCTGGGTGCAGCAGGCGGTGGACTACCCAGCCGTGGAGATCAGCGAGTGGCACAAGCGCTGGCAGGCATACTGGGCAAAGAAAGATCGCAAGCACATCGCTCTCGGCTACGGTCACGTCACCGCAGCCGGCTGGGATGCCGTTGACGGCTGGCAGTGGGCGTGTCCCACGCGGTCAGGCAAGCGCAAGGAGAAGTTCGGGGTCGTCGTGACCGAAGAGCAGCTCAAGCAGATTGCTGCGAGCAAAAAGAAGCAGACTGGCGGCGCGCCTCACAAGCACGTCGTCATCGTTGAGTGGAAGTAAGGAGTCAGAATGTATAGCGACATCAAGGCAGGCATCCGTTGGATCATTGAAAACACAGGCGTGGACGAGGCGTTGATTGAGTTCTTCCGAACCTTCATCACGGTCTCCATCTCGGTCGCACTCGGCTTGGGCATCCCGCTCCTCGACATCTCTGGCGGCGACTTCCGCACAGTGCTGTCCGCAGGGCTGGCTTCAGGGCTTCAGGTGCTGATCAAGTTCCTTGACCCAAAGAACACGCAGTTCGGGATCAAGGAAAAGTCCGCTGAAGAAAAGGCTCTTGCGGAAAAGCAATACGACATCTAGGCTCTGACAATCGGCGTGTAATTGCGCCGAAAGTAGGAGGTTGAAATGGAGGAGCTAGACGAGTTTCTGACGCTTCAGGGCGGCTACAAAGGGCCACTCTGCGGCTATCAGTTGCTTGACATAAGCGACGCTGACCGGCAATCGCTGGACAAGGCGCTCGCAGCCGCGAAGATCACGGCGAAGGCAATCCAGAAGTGGTGCGAGATTCGCAACCAGCACTGGGCGCAGCAGAACATCCAGCGACACAGGAGAGGGGACTGCAAATGCCAGAAGACCTGATCGAGTTTCAGCGTGAGGACGAACTCAACGAACTGAAGTCGGCGCACCGGCGTGCGTTGCGCGCACTCGCCAAGAAGGATCAGCAGACCGAAGAACTCGTGGAGGCGGTCTACCGCGCGGCAAAGGATGCGGCGGTCGGGATGAAGATTCCAGCGGTGCCTGCACCAAAGCCAGACAAGCGCAAGGGCAAGCGCGAGGTTGCCGTTGTGCAACTAAGCGACTGGCAACTCGGCAAGAAGAGCGTGGACTACGACATTGACACCGCAGCCAAGCGGCTGCAGCTACTCGCCGAGAAGGTGCAGCGCGTCGTAGAGATTCAGCGCAAGGATCACCCAGTGGACACGGTGAAGATTCTGCTCACTGGCGACCTCGTGGAGTCAGACGGCAACATCTTCCCAGGACAAGCCTACGAGGTTGAGGCGGGCGGTCTGTACGTCCAAATCTTCCGAGGCGCGGAGATGCTGGCGCAGTTCGTCAGGGCGATGGCCGCACTCTTCCCGCAAGTGGAGGTTTACGGCGCAATCGGCAATCACGGACGCTTGGGTCGCTACTCAGATCACTCGCCAGAAAGCAACAGCGATGCGATTCTCTACAACATCGCGCGCTCACTCGTGCAGAGCGAGAAGCGCGTGAGCTGGAAGGAGAGCCTCACCGTTGGCGGTCGGCACTGGTACGACACGTTGGAACTGCCAGGCGGCAAGATCGGGATGATCGTCCACGGCGACCAGTTCAGAGGTGGGCTTGGGATGCCGTGGTACGGCGTTGCAAAGAAGGCGAGCGGCTGGCGCTTGTCCGTTGCTCCATTCGACTATCTCTGGTTCGGACACTGGCACCAGCCTGCGCGACTCGTCCTTGCCGACGGCAAGATCACGACGTGGTGCTCGCCGAGCCTTGAGTCCAGCAACCGCTTCGCTCAGGAGGTCGTCGGCGCGTCTGGCGAGCCAGGGCAGTGGCTAATGTTCTTTGACGGCGATGGAGAGGTCTCAGCCGAGTACCTGATTCGCCTGCGCTAGTGCCGTTCCTGAGTGGTCCTCCGGCTCCCAAGCCAGAGGACATCGGGACCTGCTCGCCGTGCGGGGAGACTCGCAGGGTGTGGAAGTTTGCCGAACAAGAGGTGAGCCTCACGGTCGGCTATTCTGCGCTCCTGTCTTACGCTATCTGCCGAGCCTGCATAGAGGTGGTTCTAGAGCTGCTCGATGAGGACGATGACTACGCTGGCCCAGCCAGCGACCTCCCAGACTGACCTCCTCCAGTCTGGGAGGCTACCCCTCCAAATCGTGCTCAAAATAGGGTCTTGACAAGCCGTGACGTCACGCTCTAGGATTGTGACATCAGGGAGGAACCAGCCACTCGGCTGATCCTGATGAGGAGGAAACGATGAGCAAGGCACACAATGCACAGGGGACGGTCAAGCAGATTGCAGAAATCATTGCAAACATCTGCGACGGCGCACTTATGGAGCCGGTCAATGTCGAGCAGGCAAGTGTGGCTCTCGCCACCAAGACTGCTGCGAAGCGCGCGCGCTCGCATTACGACCTTGCCGCAGCTGCGGTGCGCGGCTCGTACTGGCTCGCCAAGTATGGCGACAAGAACAGCGCCGATGCAATCAATAGCCTGATGATGGGGGTGCGCTGATGAGCGCGACACACGGCTGGGTCAGCCGCAGCGAGCGCAAGGGTCACGCCGTCTTCGTAGTCGGCGACCCTACCTCGACCGAACTTCCATCGCTCATCTTTGAGCTGGGCGTTCGTCCGAAGCGCAACGAGAAGCCAGTTGCAGAACACGCGCCAATCGCGTGGAGCGAGATCGCTCGCATCTCTGCCGGCGAAGTCACCCTTGACCAGTTGAAGGAGGCAGCAAAGTGAAGACAATGATCTTGGACACACTCGCAGTCGTATCGTTCGTTGCAGCAATGGTGCTGCTCTTGGCGCTGGGGTCAATGCGATGAGGCTCGACCGAAAGACGCAGCCACTGGTCTACAAGCGAGTGGCAATCCGCACCGAGATTCTGGACGAGCAGAAAAGGCGCGTCGAGTTGATGCGATTCATCTCGCAGCTCTGCTTCGCGTTCGCTGGACTCATCTTCGTAGCGGCGCTGATCGGCTGATGCCGACCTACGAGTACCGCTGCGGCGACTGCGGACATCGGGAAGAGCACACGCACTCGATTCAGAACGTCTACAACCCGCGCTGCGAGAAGTGCGGCCGCTGGATGCGGATGATCTATTCACCGGCGGCGGTGGTTTACAAGGGCGAAGGCTTCGCAAAGAAGGACAGAAAGAAGGAGGGCAAGTGAGCAAGCAGTACGAGTTCGTCAAGGCAGAGCAAAGGTCCGAGGGCTGGCACGCTCTTAGGAAGGACGGCATCACGGCGACCGACGTGTCGGTCATCGCAGGGCTGAATCCGTACAAAACTCCCTTCCAGCTTTGGGCGGAGAAGCTAGGGAAGTATCAGCCGGACCCAGTGGGACCAGCAGCAGTGCGCGGCATCCTGCTGGAGAACGCGGTCGCAGAGTTCTACGAGATGGAGACTGGCCGCGAGCTGCGCCGCAGCAACGGCATTGTCCGGCTCAAGGAGATTCCGTGGGCGATGGCATCGCTGGACCGCACCATCGTCGGCGAGGAGGGCTTGGTGGAAATCAAGACCAGCACCTCACCGCGCTGGAGTCTGCACCCAGTGCCGCCAGAGGTGGTGGCTCAGGTGCAGTGGCAGATGTTCGTCACCGGCGCACCGTGGTGCGACGTAGCAGTCCTACTCGGTGGTCTGGTCTTCCGCATCGAGCGGGTTGAGGCTGACGTGAACTATCAGACGCAGCTCTACGCGAAGGCGGTGGAGTTCCGCAACCTACTCGCAACAGACACGGCACCACCGCTCTGGGGCGAGGACAGCGACGCGCTGGCGCAGGTCGTACCGCAGACCAGCGAGGAATACGCGCAGGCTGACACCTCGCTGGACCGGCTGGCTGGGCTTTACGCTGAGAAGCAGTACGAGTCAAAGTTGCTGGACCAAGAACTCCAGAACCTCGCCATCGGACTCAAGGAGTCAATCGGCGAGAAGGTCGGCATCGTTGGTCAAGGGTGGTCAGCCACCTGGAAAGCGAACAAGGCGTCGGTTCGGACCGATTGGGAGAAAGTTGCAGAGATTCTGCAAGCAGTCGCGCCAGACACCTACGCCGAAGCGGTCAAGCGCCTCACCCAAGAGAAAGCAGGCGCACGAGTGTTCAGGTTTAGAACAGAGGAGGGACTATGAGCAAGGACATCGCAGCAGCACTGCTCGCTCCATTCGAGGAGAAGGACTTGAAGCATCGCCCAGGGCGAGCAGGGATGACGTTCACCTACGCAGATGCGCGAGCAGTCGCGCAGCGGCTGGATGACGTTCTCGGCATTGAGGGTTGGCAGTTCGAGGTGAAGGTCGCAGACGGCGCTCGCAACGTCGTTCACGGATCGCTCGCCGTCGTGATCGGTGGGAAGACCACCATCCGACAGGACTTCGGCTACCCGAACAGCGCGCAGGATGATGAGCCGTTGAAGTCAGCGGCCAGTGATGCGCTCCGCAGGTGCGCCGCGCAGCTAGGAGTGGGCAGGAGCCTCTATTCGCCTGAGAAGGGTGTCCCAGTACCACTTGCGAGGGTTCCGCGCCTCTCCGTGGCTCCTACACCCCTCTCCGTTGATTCTACGAGGGGGTCTGACCCAGCGACGGATGACGCAATCCTCGCTGCGAAGGCAGCAATGCTCTTTGCCGAGAACGTCGGCGACGAGACGTGCAGCCACGGAGAACTGTGGACGCTGAAGCCAGGCGGCATCAGCAAGGCGAGCGGCAAGCCGTACAACGCATTCTGGGCTGCGTCTCACAAGACCCCAGACGGTGCCTACTGCAAGGACAAGCCGAGCCAAAAGTTCATCGCGTCGCAGGCGCCCGCACCGGCGAAGCCGAAGCTCGTGCCAGAAGACACGCAGAACCTAGAAGACTTGCCGTTCTAAGCGGCAGAGAAGGAGGAGGACTGAAATGAACCTTTGGATCAAGTGGTCAGCAGGAGCGCACAAGGACGCAATCATCGCCAGTCTCACCGACACGCAGTTCCGTGCGTTCGTCACGATTCTGGAGATCGCAAAGGAGATGCGGAAGGGTGGCGAGTTCCGCGACCGGCAACACCTTGCCGCAGTCATCGGACCGCGACTCAATCGGGCAGTGCCTCGACTCGTTGCCGAGGGGCTGCTAGAGGTGTCTCAGGCTGGTGTCGTGGCCGTCTCGAACTGGTCTCGATGGCAAGTGGACGCGACGTCGGCTCAACGTCAGCAACGCAGTCGTGCGGGAAAAGGGCTTGAGTCACGGTTTGGTCACGCGCTAGAGAGAGAGAAGAGTAGAGAGAGAGAAGAGAGAGAGAAGACTCTTACTAACGGCGTGATGAGTATTGGCGAGATTATTGCGAAGGGAGGACGACGATGACGGAGCAGAAACTGCTAGAGCATCTGAAGGCAACGAGTGTGCCAAACCTTGAGCGGATGGAATACGGCTTCAGCCACTGGGACTGCACTTCGTGGTATCCAGTCGGCTTGGGCAGAGTGGACTTCATTCTTGAACTGAAGTGCCGAGAGACCCACTACCCAGAGCTGCTCATTGAGCAGGCGAAGTACGACTGGCTCATTGAGGAGGCTGGGAAGCGGTCAGCGCGTCCGGCATACATCAACAGCACGCCTGAGGGCATCTTCGCCTGGGACTTGTATCGAGTGCGGGAGCCACACTGGGAGCAGCGCCTGATGCCAAAGACCACAGAGTTTGAGAACACGGAGCGGATCGTCAAGGTGGTCGGCTTCCTGCCGATCGCCGATGCGATCCAACTGCCGTGAGGTCGCTGGCGATTCTTGGGCCGCAGGGCAGCGGCAAGTCCACCATCGCGTCGCTCTTCGTGGAGCATCGTGAGTACCGTCGGCACGGCATTGCGGACGCCATCAAGCACATCGCTGCGATGGCGTACAACGACCTCGGCAAGAGCGAGATGGTCACCGTGAGCCGAAACTTCGGCGACAGCACCTTGACCGGCAGGGAACTGCTGCAAGACATTGGTGCGGCGATGCGAGGTGTGGATACGCACTTCTGGCTGCGGGTCTGGCGCAAGGACTACTTCGAGCTGAAGCGGATCGGCTTCGGCGTCGTGGTGGATGACGTGCGGCTGGATGCCGAGGTGCAGTACCTGCGAGCCATTGACCCAGACATCTTCATCGTTCGGCTGACAGCCTCGGAGGAGGTCAGGCGCGAGAGGGTGGGCGGCAACCTATACGGAGCCGCTGACATTACGGAAAGGGGCTGGACAGACAGCAGGGCAGACCTTACGGTGGACACGACAAGCCTGTCGCCTGAAGACGCCTATCGCGTCATCACCGACAAGATGGAGGGCGAATGAGAGAGCTAGAGATTCTTGCAGCGCAAGTGGGCTACAGGGTTCAAGACTGCGTACA